AGGGTTTTAAACTACAGGGGTGTATCACTATTACTATCCACCAAAGTATTTTTTCTAAATATAGGCACCCAAAACGGGCAGTGTGACAAAAATCTTTTTTCTAAAGTAGGCGTAAAATAATGACTTTAAACAGTGTGACGAACATCACACACCTCAAGTAGGGATAAACCGACTTTATCCCGCCTTAGTATATATAGGGGTTAAAATAAAACACGACTGCCCGTTCGGCTCTAGGCATACTGAGCCTCACAGCGAAGTTGCCGCTGAGACGAACTACTTACTACCCAATGGCAGCCTTTACGGGCTGCCTTCAACCCATAAGGTTAGGCGCAAGGCGCCCCCTAAAGATAACCAAAGTGTTACCCATAGGTAACGCTTCGCGGTAGGAGTAATAGGTTCATGACTAAACCAAAGTCAAATGCGTATAAGTTAGCCCCAGAGGCTACCTTATCCGCTCCAGATGCAAAGAAGCGTCTCATCGCGCTGATTGCAGATGGAGTGACGGTTGAAGACGCTTGCCGCGCAGTCGGCAAAAGCGTCAAGTCATATGAATATTATAGAACTTCCGATCCTCAGTTTAAAGAGGCTATTGATCTTTCGCGGGTCATCCAAAAGCGTAAAGGCGTCGTAAGTACAGAAGACGCCGAAATATCGTTTGAAGACTTTCGCGACAAATATATGATGAGCAAGACCTTCCCCCATCAAAGAAACATTACCTCTTTGCTGGAAGAAGGGGAGCCTGCTTGGCTCCACGGCAATATGACCTACGAAAAGGGATTCCCTAATTACGTACTGGTCAATATGCCGCCCGAGCACGCCAAAAGCATGACTGTCTCAATTGACTATGTTACCTATCGGATTGTTACCAATCCCAACGTTCGTATCAAACTAGTTTCAAAGACTCAAGCAATGGCCAAAGAATTCCTCTACGCCATCAAACAAAGACTCACTTCACCCCAATGGGCAGAACTTCAAAGACGCTACGCGCCAGTGGAAGGCTTTAAAGCCACCGCTGAGAAGTGGACAGCCGACACGATCTATCTAGAACGTGAATCAGGTGAAAAAGATCCTACCGTCCAAGCCCTTGGTATTGGTGGACAGATTTACGGCGCACGTGCCGATCTTATTATTTTGGATGACTGCGTCACCCTTGCCAATGCTGGTGAGTATGAAAAGCAGATCCGCTGGATCCAACAAGAAGTACTGACCCGTGTTGGTCCTACTGGAAAGATCCTCGTTGTTGGCACTCGCGTAGATCCTATGGACCTATATCGCGAAATGCGCAACCCAGAGCGTTACCCAGATAACAAGTCACCATGGACATANTTGGCTATGCCAGCGGTATTAGAATTTAAAGATGATCCAGAAGATTGGATTACCCTTTGGCCTAAGTCAGATCGTCCTTGGGATACTGATGAAACCCCAATGGATTCAGATGGATTGTATCCTCGCTGGAGTGGACCACATCTACGCCGCCGTCGCGGCTTGATTGATCCTAAAACATGGGCAATGGTTTACCAGCAACAAGATGTTGAGTCTACTGCTATCTTCTCACCTGAGTGTGTAAGAGGTTCCGTCAGTGGAATGCGTGCTATTGGACCTATCATCCCTGGCGCACCTGGTCATCCAGAAAGAATTCAAAGCCAGTACATAGTTGCTGCTATGGATCCAGCCATGTCAGGTGATACTTTCTCTGTCATTATTTCAGGAGATAGAACCACAGGCAAGCGTTACTTGCTAGAGGCATCTAGAATGCCAGCACCTACACCTCAACAGATCAGAGACTTGATCTTTACTTGGACTGAAAAATATCAGCCAAAGGTTTGGGTTATTGAGAAAAACGCTTTTCAATTGTTTCTTACCCAAGACGAACAAATTAACAACTTTTTAGCAACACGCGGTATTCGCCTCGTGCAACATTATACAGGTTCTAACAAAATGGATCTTGAATTTGGTGTTGCCTCTATGGCGCCACTATTCGGCTCGTGCGACAACCAGGGCAAATACATGAAGAATAACCTTCTGGAATTGCCACGAGCCGACAATGAACATATCAAGGCACTGATTGAGCAATTGATTACTTGGTCAGCAGGAACAAAAAATAAGCAAGACGGTCCAATGGCCCTCTGGTTTGCAGAGACTCAACTACGCGACTATATCAATCAGTCAGGCGTTTACGGCGGATCATTCGTGAAGAATCCATTTGCTTCACGCTATCAGACAATGAACCGCAAGGTTATCAACTTAGAAGAATGGCAACGCACGCAAGAAAAACTTGCGGCTAACGGGGGATACATAAGTGGCAATAGATATTGATGTACTTAGCACTAAGGTGCGCAAGTTACGAGATAGATTCCATACTCGTGACTCTCGTTACTCTGACCTTATGGCTATTCGCCAAGGCGATATTCAACAAGTATTTCCTGGAGCATTCTCTGAAGAATATCCAAAGCCTATGGTGGCAAACTTCATTGACGTTGCTGCCCGCGATGTAGCAGAAGTTATTGCCCCACTTCCTGCCTTCAACTGCGACACTACAGATTCTATTTCAGATCGTGCAAGAAAGCGTGCTGATAAGCGCACCATGATCGTTGCTGGCTATCGCGATTCTTGCAACCTTCAAACCATGATGTACACAGGCGCTGACCGTTACCTTACCTTTGGAATGCTTGCTTTTATCATTGAGCCTGATTATGAAAACAAACGCCCAATGATCCGCATTGACAACCCAATGAATTCATATCCTGAATTTGATCGTTTTGGTAAATTAATTTCATATACTAAGCGCTATCAAAAGACAGTTCGCGAACTTATTAATGACTTTCCTGAATATGAATCACAGATTCGTACACAATACGAAAGCCGCAACTCTGAGCATATCCTTGAAGTTTATCGCTATCAGGACAAAGAAGAATTGGTTCTATTTATCCCTGAAAAAAGTAACCTTGTTTTAGAGCGTGCTAACAATCTTCTTGATGAATTGCCAATTGCTATTGCTATTCGTCCAGGCGTTGACTCTGATGAGAACCAACGTGGACAATTTGATGACATCATGTGGGTACAAGTTGCTCGCGCACGCATGGCAACATTCCAACTTGAAGCGGCACAAAAGTCTGTACAGGCTCCTTTTGCTTTGCCTTCAGATGTAAATGTTATTGAGATTGGTCCAGATGCAACCATCCGTTCTGCCAATCCAGAAAAGATTCGTCGTGTTGGTCTTGAGATTCCACCAGGAATATTTCAAGAGACTAATGAATTAGATCAAGAACTGCGTGTTGGTTCACGCTATCCTCAAGGCCGTTTAGGTCAACAATCAGGATCTATCGTTACAGGCCGTGGTGTAGAAGCACTCATGGGCGGCTTTGACACACAAGTCAAAACAGCACAAGCAGTATTGGCTGACACATTCCGTCATGTTATGCGCCTATGCTTTAAAATGGATGAATCACTATTTGGTGATGTTGAAAAAGAAGTACGCGGCGTAACTGCTGGCGCACCTTATGAAATTACCTATACTCCAAATAAAGATATTGATGGAGATTATTGGTGTGATGTAAGTTACGGAATGATGGCGGGTCTAGATCCAAACCGCGCATTAGTATTTGGTTTACAGGCTCGTGGAGATAAGTTAATTAGCCGCGACTTTTTGCGTCGTCAGATGCCTTGGGATATGAACGTTACCCAAGAAGAAGAAAAAGTTGAAGTTGAAGAACTGCGTGATTCACTCATGCAAGCAGTTGCATCATACGCAAATGCAATTCCTCAAATGGCAATGCAAGGACAAGATCCATCAAAAGCAATTATAGCACTTGCTGCTGCAATTAAAGGTCGTCAAAATGGCGATGCTATTGAAGATGTTTTGGCTCAAGCCTTTGCACAACAAGTCTCCCCGCAAGTTGCAGCCCCTGGTCAACCAGGCGAGGCTCCTAGCGGGGAACCTACTCCACAAGGAATGCCGCAAGGTATGCCACAACCACCACAAGGTGGACAAGCATCATCACTGCAAAATTTACTTGCAGGACTTTCATCTTCTGGTTCACCGCAATTATCTGCGAATGTTGCCAGACGCTCACCCGCCTAACGTTACGAGTGAGAAAACAAAACCCTATAGGAGAAAATAAATGGCAAAAGTAGCCCCACAGATGAAGGCAAGCCTTTCAACAAAGGTTCCTTCACCAGCAAATCAAGGTGGACATGGTTCATCAGAAGCAACAACACAGAAGACAAGTATTCAATCTGCACCATCAGTTAAGTCAACTGGTACATCAGATATTAAGTTTACAGTACAACCTTCTGGCACCCGCGGATCAAACCCAGGCGCTAAGTAACCTTCATGCAAGAGGGCGAACGGATTCCTACTCGTTTTAACAAGTGGGATATGTTTGCCCTTATTGCTGATTTAATTTCTAATATTTTTATAGCCTTTGCTAATTTTACAAATGCGCTAACAAGTATGTTTGACACAGAAGCAAGTTTCGTGGAAGATAAAAAACACTTTCACGAGTATGCCGCTCGGACCATTGAGACACTAAACGAGGGAGACTAGTCATGCCACAGGCAGCAAAGCCAGCAATGACATCAGGCCCAGGGGCTTTAAGCCGACGCACCGATGGTGGACCAGCATCAAAGCAAGCACAACGTTACGTCTCTGGCATGCCTTCTTATGGCGATGGTCAAGATCTAATGAACCTGCAAGCACAAGCACCAATGGCACAGACACGCATCGGCAGCAATCCACCTTCACCTAGCGCAATGGCGCAAATGGCACAGCAAGGTGGACAGCCACAGCAACAGCAACAACAAGCACAGCCACAACAACCAATTACACCTTTATCTGCACCCACTCAACGTCCTAATGAGCCAGTAACTACAGGTTCACCACTTGGTGCTGGTGCAGGACCAGAAGCCCTTGGAATTATGCCAGGTCAAGTTACACAAGGTGGACAATCTGCGAAGAATCTTGTACAGGCTCTTGCTTCAAATCGTGACGCTTCTCCTGAATTGCAGGCCCTTGCCTCTAAATTAGGGAAATAATTAATGTCTTTAATGCAACCAATGCAACCTGCTACTCAAGCAAATATTGCTGGTGGACCAAATGTAGGCACAGCAAATGACATGGTTCAAGGCAATCAAATGTTTGTTAAACAAAATCCATCTTTAGCAGCGGTTGGTGTTGCTTCTGGAAGCCAAGATACATTTAATACTCTTGCTGCAACTTCACATATGATTGCTGTTGCTTCTGCGCTTGACGATCATGTTGCTACATACAATTCTGGTGCATGGCTTAATAATGCACTTAAAGACACAAAAGACATTTCCAATGCGCTTATTCCAAATGCTATTGAAAGAATGATAGGCGGGATGAATCAGTGAGTAATAACCAACCACTTCCCGCAGCACCTACTCCAACGCCTACACCAAATCAAGGTGGTTTTTGGAACGATCTTAAAAACCTACCAGGCGAAGCAGTTAAAGCAGTTACCAACCTTCCAGTAGTTGGAAAAGCAATTGGTACTGCCATGTCATGGGCTAATAAACCTTTGCAAGAAGTACAAAAAGATTACAAATTTATTCATAGCCTTTATGCTGACCATGGTTTTATTGACGGAACAATTGGTTCCCTTGGTGTACTTGCTGGTGCTGGTATTNGCATTGCTGGAGTACTTGCTGCTCCAGAAACTGGCGGCGCTTCTCTTGCCCTTACCGCTGAAGGTGCCGCACTTNGTGCTGGCATTGGCGAAACTGTTGAACGTAATATCCTTGGTCGTGCCACTCCAGCGTTTAAAGATTCTTTTCAAAAATCTAACGATCCAAATTATTTAGTTTCATTTGGTCGTGACACCGCAAACCTTGCAAGCAAAATACCTGGATTTAGTACCCTTGCTAATACTAATACAGGTGTTGGACAAGTTGTTTCGGGCATTGCAGATGCTTCATTTGATTTTGAAGCAGACCCACTTGCAATTGCTGGTAAACTTAAAGGACAAATTCGTAGTGGTGATAATATTGCCGTTGCTAAAGAAATAGATCCTACTACTGGTGAAATAACAACTAGCATTAATCCTCAAACTGGCAAACCAATTGNTCAGGCTACATTGCCATTTGCTTCTTCTGCAACTGGTCTTCAAAACTTTTTCTTAGCAAATTCAATGGTTGTACNTAGTGCGGATCAATTGGATTCAGTTCTTGCTAGTCCGNTTTCAGGCGGCATTAATCGTGCTATTGATGACATTACCGCAAAAGCAAAAGCATCACCAAGCACCGCTGTTGCAGACATTGCCAATACTTATGGTGTTAAAAATGGTTGGTCCAGACCAATGGTTAAGGCTCTTGCTAATGTAACAGATCGTGAACAAGTAGTACAAATTTTTAAACAAGCAATGTATGCCAAAGAACTTGCTGATAATTCATCAGAGGCTCTTGGGCAACTAAAATTACCTAGCAAATCTGTAGGTAAATTACTTAGCGAAAAAATTGGTCTAGAGCGTATTAAAAATAGCGCACAAGGCACAACATTTAACGATCAAGTAAATCTTTTAATTCCTCGTAAATCTGCTGTTACAGATCCAGTAACTGGCGCACCAGTAATTAATCCAACAACAGGCGAGCAAGTTTTTAAAATGAATGCACCAGCATTGTTTAAGCCAGGCAATGGTGCTGTTATGAATGCACTTGCTGGTAAAGTTCGTACTTTTACTGGTCGTCGTCCTTTATCTTTTGACAAAGACGAAATGGCGCTATCTTCCAAGCAAATTGATTTATCTGATCCAAATGTTGGTCAGACAATTTACGATATTGCTTACCTTTCAATGCCACATAAAATTGCCCTTGAGCGTGCTTCAGATTTTCTTACAGCAGCAGATGATGGAGAGCGTTTAGCCAAACTTCACACGCTTCATCAGGAAGTTCTTAAGAATTTTGGTATTGCTGACGCGCAAGCCACACCACTTTTTGTCAACTTAAAGACGCCTCAGTAGGTTCAGAAGCAGATCATGGCGTTTACGCTGTTAATGGCGGACGTGATGTTGGCACTGTTGATATGAAGCCAGAATATAGTCAAAATCCTAAATCAATGGCTATTGTTGTTGGACAACGTTACAAAGGCGCCATGCTTGACCTTAAAGATATTCGCAATACATTGCGTGAGACTAAGGCTTATGGTGCTTTATATAGCCCTGCAGATGATTTTTTTACCAGATATACAAATACAATATTTGCCATTGGCTCTTCTTTCTCCAGCCTTTGGTCTTCGCGTATCTGCTGGTGAGGCACTTCATCAAGTTATGCGTCGTGGTTTGCCAAGTTATATGAGCAATGTGCTTGCCAATGTTGTCAATAAAATGAGCAAATCACATGCTGACCATTACCTTGACAAGACTGCAATGAAACTTACAGAAACAGATAAAGACGCTATTGAGGCTGAACAAAAAACTGGCGTTGCTAAACCCGTAACTGAAACTGACGTTACCAAGGAACTTAACGACAAAGAAAATAGAATTAAAAAGGCTTACGATACAGCACAAAATGCAGTATCATCTAAGGCTGCTTGGAATAAAGCAGTTAATAATGTTGCTTCTGCGCGTGGAAGATTACTTCCTGCAGGTTGGGAACCAGGCAAGTTTTCTAAATCTCGTCTTGTTTCTTATCTTGTCAAAGACAAGATTAAACTTATGGATGAATATGAAGATGTATTAGGTACACGCCAACCTACCGCTGGTGTATCATCATCTCACGGTGCTTCACAAGATATGGCCGCTAAAGATGCTATTGACATGTTTGCTAAAACACGTGGACATAGTTCGGTACCTGGTCAAGAACTTGCTGGTTTAACTTCTACAGATCCACACTTTCACGATTATCTTGCCAAAAATATTAACATGGCAGGCGCGGACAAAGCACAACGTGATATTGCACGCGATTATCTTAATCGCATAAAAGATCCTGAATTTCAAGCATTATCTCCAAATGACAAATTTGCAAGCCTTGTAGATGCTCAAGCGGCACGTATTAAAAATCCTAATATGTACAAAGATTACCGCTCTACAATGGATGGTTACACCAAGGCTGTGCCTGAATCATTTGCTAAATCTCAAATAGATTATTTACAAGGCGTTGTTCATGGAACAGATGGAACAATTAATACAAACCTTATTCAAAAGATTGCTAAAGGCGAGCAAGTAACTGGCAAAGAATTACGTAAATTGCCACAAGAATCACTACCCATTAAAGTTCTTGGTCGTCGTATGCAACCTAGACTTTCAGATGCTTTGCGTCAAGTTGAAGAAAAAGGATACCGTAAATTTGTTAATCCAGTAATGGATTTTGTATCTCGTCAACCTTTGTTCAACGATTTTTACGCCCGTCGTCGTATGGCTAATCAGCCATTGATTGATATGGGCCTATTAAGCCGCGATGAGGCTGTACGCCTATCTGCGCTACAGGCTACAAAGGAAATGATACCAGCAATTCACAGCCCCGCTATTCGTAGCCAGTTTGCTGTAATTCACCGTAANTTGCTTCCATTTTACTTTGCTCAAGAGCAGGCNATGCGCCGTGTTGGTCGTTTAATCCTTACACACCCACAAGCATTTCGTGATTTTCAAATTATCCAACAGGGTATGAACAACCCTGGTTTTGTGCATACGGATGCCAATGGTCAAAAGTACATTGTTTATCCAGGACTTGGTGAATTTGGCAATGCTGTTGGTCGTGGTTTAAATGCCATTGGACTAAAACAATTTTCTGGATTGCCAGAATCTATTACTGGAAATACAGCATCACTTCTTACTGTTCTTCCTGAAATTAAAATGCCAGGCACAAGCCCATTTATTAACCTTGGATTAAGTCAATTAAAAAACAAATTTCCTTGGTTAGATAAGGCTGTTAACGTAGCATCTGGCGGGTATCCATCACAAAATTTTATTGATACAATTATTCCTAACTCAACCATGCGTGATTTATTTAACGCTATGAATATGGATGATCGTGAATCAACAGTACTTAATTCTAAATTATCTGCTATTGCTTCTGCTTATTACCATGGTGATTTGCCAGAAAATTTTCAATCTTTGCCACCATTTCAACAAGCACAGATTATGGCTAAAATTGAAAACAATGCCAAATCTAACTTAATTATTAAAGGTTTATTTTCATTCTTTTTGCCTTTGGCTCCAACAGTTAGCAACGACGTTTATGATAAAAATTTACAAACGCTTCGTTCTGATTATTTAGCCTTGCTAAATACTAAAGATCCAAACACAAATGCTAATTATACAGCCGCTAGTGCTTTGGATAAATTTCTTAAAGACACTGGTTCACCAACCAATCCAAACCGAGCATTGGCTTTTACAGTAGCCCGTAGCCAAAATGGCACTAGCGGTGCTTATGTTCCTTTGGCTGATTCAACAATAAGTTGGATTAACGGCAACCAATCATTGTTAAATAACCCATCATATTCATCTGCTGCGCCATANCTTATCCCACAGGTGGCAGACGGTAAAGATGCTTTGTCTGTTGAAAATAAATTGTTACTTGATCATTTTCGATCAAAANTAACATCTCAACAATTTCTTACTTCCCTGTATGTCAAACAAGGCTGGCAAGATCTTGCGCAAGATTACACTGATTATCAATCAGCACTTACCACCGCTCGTAATCAAGGCAATAGGCAAGGTATGTATCAGATTGGTCAAGTTTGGAAACAAATAACTGCTAATTATGGTCAAAGCAATCCTGTTTGGTATGCGGATTACAATAATCCAACTCGACCTGTTCAATCAGCAAAAGTAATTAGCCAATTTCAAGAAATGGATAAAAAAGGTTTATTGCCAGATACACCTGAAGGCAATGGCATTAAATCTTTGCTTGCTAGTTATCAAGATTATCACAATGGTTTATTGTCTAATACAGTCAATGGCCAACATCTTCCAGGTTACTCAAACCTTATGGATGCTTGGTATACATATGTCAACAATTTAGCAACATCAAATCCTCGTTTGCAAAGTGTAATATCAAGCGTATTTAGAAGGGCAGTGTAATGGCTGGTTTAACAAATCCAAATACTGGACAACCAGTAACATTAACTGGTGTTGCCACGCCAACACCAAGCGGAAGCGGCTTAACAAAACCAACAAGTGATTTTACCGCAGGTTTGGCAGCCATGTCAACCAATCCTTACGCTAATTTAAAAACATACACCAATACAACTTCTACAACTCAAACATCACCACAAGATATTGAGGCTTTGGTAAACGCAACAATGCAGTCAATGGTTGGTCGTAATGCTACCCCTCAAGAATTGCAAACATATGGTGCTGAATTATTAGCAGCAGAAAAAAGCAATTTTGGTACATTTAATGAAACAGCAATTTACGGTCCAACGGGTAAAAAAGCCNATATTACAGGCGGACAAATATCTAGTGGTATTGATGCACAAGGTTTTCTTCAAAGCCTTATTGGTGGTAGCGCAGATGCGCAATCATACAAACTAGCAACTAGTTACTTTTCAGCAATGCAACAAGCATTGCAAAGTCAGGAGAACATTTAATGGCAACTACAAAAAAATCCATTTATGATCCTGCAACAACAACTTTTGATCAAATTACAACTTTGGCNCAAGCACAGGCTGCTGTTGATTACTGGAAAAATCAAATTCAATCTGGTCGTGAAACAANAGCCAATATTAAATCTCTTGCATTAGCAAGTCAAATTGAAGACAAATTATCTCCAACTACTGCAAGCAATGCAGCACCTATTGCAACATCTGGTCCAACTGTTGCCGAAATGCAAAAACAAGTTGCTGCGGCTCGCGAATCATTAGCACCTAAATCACCAGAAGTAACAAATCAAGTTCCCGTTACTACGGCAACACCTAATGCGGGTATCCAAACTACTACTCCCGTTTCAACGCCTACTTCAACGCCTGATAGTGGTACACCGCCAACACCTAAAACACCAACTAATATTTTTAAAACTGTTAAAGGTGTATTTACTTACAACGGTAAGGCTTACACTGGTTTAGATCCAAAGACCAATAACTATTACGTTAAAGGCAAACTTCAATCTGACGCAGATATTAAAAATGATTTTATTAAAAACTATGGCGCACAAGCGGCAGCCGTTCTTGCTGTACCAGAACTTTCAAGCCTTGTTACAGATGCAGTTAAAAACAATTATAGCGCAGGTCAATACGCCGCAAAGTTTCTTAATACAACATGGGCTAAACAACATCCTGGTTCTATTGGTACTGCAGAATTACAACGCCTTTCTGATCCTTCTGGATACAATATTGCATACAATAGAAAACAAGCAACTGCACAGCAATTAGCCAATCAATTAGGTGCTAATTTTGATCCAAGCCTTATTGGTTCACAAATTGATACAACAAACATTAACAATCCAAATGCAACTCAATTTGATCAAGCCGCTGTGACAGCAGGTAAAGCAGATATTACTACCTGGATGATGCAAAATCCCAACGCCACAGATGCTGAAATTCAACAACATATGGCTAAAGCAATGCTTAATTCAGGTGCAGTAAACGCAACAACGGGCGGAACAATATTTAATACCGCACAATCATTGGCTAGTATTGCTCAACAATATGGACAAAGCGGACTTTACAATCAAGGAATGCTTAATTCATATGCAGCCAATATTGCTGCTGGTACTCAAGGTTATGATGTAAATACATTTATGGAACAACAAAAACAAAATGCTATGAATATCTACAAGCCATTTGCTAATCAAATTGCTGCTGGGGCTACTGTTTCAAGCCTTGCTGATCCTTATGTTAATACAATTGCAAATCTTCTTGAAGTATCGCCAAATGATGTACAACTTGGCGCTACAACAGGTTATGGTGCAATAGCATCAAAAGCCATGATGGGTGATGGAACAACCGCTGTTGACCCACTTTCATTTTCCAATACGGTTCGCTCCTTACCTCAATGGCTTAATACAAGAAATGCTCAAACAACTTTGCTTGGCAATGCAGATTCACTTATTCAAAAGATATGGGGCAATGTCTAATGGCTACTACAGATAGACAAGTAGAACAACAACTTGCCGCAGTTAACGCACAAATTCAAACTAATTCAGTTAACATAGCCCAAGCCCTTGCAGCAGAAAATCAAGCAGCACAAAAAGCCGCTTCTGATGCTCAAGCGGCGGCTGCTGCTCAAAAAGCACAAGATCAAACAACTATTGCTGGTATGCAATCACAATTATTGCAAGCACAAAGTGCAGCAAACAATGCAACATCTGCTCAAGCACTTGCAACACAAACCAATCAAGCAAACGCTGCCGCACAGGCTACAGCATTACTTCAATCTTATGGTTTATCTGCAGATATTGGTGCTGGTCTTACAGCCCTTGCTCAAAATGGTCTTGACTCTACAACCATTATTAGCATTTTAGATGCTCCCAATCCAACAACAGCAATTACTGGATTAAATCTTCAAGGCTCACAATTAACCGCAGCCAATCAACTTGTTACATCATGGCAGGCTCGTTTCCCTGGCAATCAAGCCCGTATAGCCGCTGGACTTAACCCTATTGACCCTGCAACATATATCGCTAATGAAACAGCATATAAGCAGGTAATGACAATGGCT